GTCAAGACCTCGGTGTAGATGTCCAGCGGCGGTTCCTCGTCCAGTGCTGCGAAGTCCAGCGTCTCGCCCTGGAGCTTGGATCGGCCCTTCTCGTAGGACTTGAAGTACAGGCGCGACACGCCACCGGACACGTGGCGTACGAAGATGCAATCGACCGAATCGGCAATGCCTTGCGCCCGCTTGATGTCGAGGATCGAGGCTTGCGGAATGGTGCCGGTGCCCCACTCACTTGGACGACCAAGCAACAGGCGTTGCAGCGTGTCGCGGGTGGATTCCATGGATTCGCCAAGCGCCCAGCCCGTGACGCCGCGCGCCCACCGCTTTCCCGGCCACCAGTCGGGGTACTGGCCTGTTAGGTGGAAGGCGATCTCATAGGCCGATGACCACGTTTTGCCAAGCTGGTTGCCGGCGCGGAACAGGCGTTCGCGGTGCGTTGCCCCACGGGCGTGGAATTCAACCTGCTTTGGGTAGGGCTTGTACCGTGCCAGCTTGTTCGCGTCCTGCCGGCGCTTGAGTTCCTGCACCAGCTTCAAGTAGGCCAGTTTGGGCGGCAAGTTCCGCAGCGATTCGGGCAATGTCGTCGTCTGAGAGGTGCTCATACTCGTCTCCCGGCTTCTTCTCCACGGGTTTGAACAGGCCCAGCACATCGCCAAGGGCACGCAGCGCCTGATTGGCGCCGGTCGCGTTGAAGGTGTATTCGCCGGTCGGGTTGCCTTCGCGGTCGCGGACTGGTTCGGCCTGCATGCAGCGTTCGGCCACCTGCATGAAGCGCGTGATGACCCACTCCCGATCCAGCCCGGACTTGAGGATGGCGTTCTTCTGGGCCAGTGCTGTCAGTTCGTTGATGCGATCTGCGACAGCCTGGTTGAAGTTCTTGCACGTCGAGGATTCCCAGTCGCGTGCCGTGCGCACGCTGACGGTACTGTTCGAGGCAAGCAAGGCTTCTTCCACCGACATGCCCATGGCACGGCCACGGCAGTACGCCTCCTGTTCGACGGTCAAACCGCTGATCGTGAGGCGTGGTCGGTTGAGCTTGCGCGTTCCCTTCGGCAGCCCCTTGGCGGCGGGCTTCTTCTTTGGGGATTCGGCTTCTGCCATCAGTGCTTGATGTTCGAGACAATGCCAGCCCACAGCGCAGCAGCAAGGCCAGCGGCAAACACGCCGAACAGCGCCAGCGTGCCGTGATCGGCGATCTTGCGCATGCGCTTGCCAAAGCGCAGATCCTCCCGGAATTCCTCAACGGACTCCGGGCGGTCGATGTCCACGCCAAGGATGGCAAACACCTTCTTGACGGCATGCTCGGCGGCATCCTCGGACATTCGCTCCGAATAGGCACACTGCACACCGGTTTCGGCAGCATCGCAGGAATGTTCTCGTCGGATTGGGTGTTTTTCTGTCGCCATGGCGCTGGTTCCCTCGGTCAGTTCAAAAAGACAGCCTCGGCAGCACGTCGGCGGGTCAGGCCCGCCATCACGCGGCCTGCGGCCTTGTTCCACTTCATGATCTCGCGGGCGGCTTCTGGCCAGTCGCGTTGATTGACGCGGCGGCGAAGCGTGGAGATACGGTAATTCCCCAGCCCGCAGTTGTAGGCGAACGAGGTCAATGCAGCGATGCGGCGATCTGGCTCGGCGGCCAGAATTGGCGACAGCTTGAGCACGCCCAGGGCGAACTGTGTTGAGTGCGCACGCAGAGCAGAAAGCGCCTGCTCGTGCGTCCAGCGGGTGTCAGGGCCGATACTCGGGCCGGTGGAGCCGTAGCCAATCGTCCAAGGCTCGGCTTTGGTCGCTGGATCGGGGTAAGCGGCGCATCCACCATCCGGCAGACGGCGGTGATAGCCCTCGAACGGGCGAATCAGCGCGTCAATGGCGGTCTGGATGGCGGTGGAGATGCTCATTTCTGGTACTTCTCGATGGCGCGACCGACGAACCAAAAGGTCAGGATCATGTTGAGCATGGCGAAATCGTCAGCAGACCAGTTGGCAATCAGCACATCGCGCCAAGCGGCGCCGGAGTTGATGGCATAGGTAAGCGCGGCGATCTTGACGGCGACGTAAAGCCCGAAAAGAACGTAAGTGATGCCTGGTCGAACCAGTGCGGATGCTGCGGCAACCCACTTGTAGCTGGCGCTGGCGGTTGCTGACTGCTCACGAAACGCCTCCTGAATGGCATCAAGGGCGGCTGTGCTGTGATCGACGTACTTTTCTTCAAGGGTGAATGTCCCGCGTTGCTTCTCAAGATCAGTTTGCAGGCGGAACATGTTCAGCTCGTGGTCACGTTCGTTCTTGCGGTCGAGCCACTTCAAAAACTCGGGGGCAAGCCTGAACAGGCCGCCGAAAAGTGATCCCAGCAATGATTCGAGCATGACAATTCCTCCTGGTGGATAGGCGTCATGGTATGGACACCCGGAGAATTCGACTCGAACCGCTACTCCTGACAGCGTTCCAGTAGGCGCATGTAGCCGCAGGCGTCAATCTGACTGTCCTTGTGGCGTGGATCGTTGGCCAGACGCGCCAGCTTGAGGCCAACCATCATGCAGGCCACGTCCTCGAACGTCAGGAAGGCATCCGGGGCCAGCTTGCCGCGTGCGCGAAGCCACGCCTCCCACATTTCAGCGATGGCGCGAAGGTTCTTGCCCGGTTCGCCGTAGGTTTTCTCGCGGTCGGCATCGACTATGGCGGCGGCTTGCTCAAGGATCGTGGTCATTTGCGTTTCCTGTTCTTGACGAGGCGAAACATCAGAAGGTCGAGGGGGTGAAGCTGTGGCACAGGCGGCAAGGGCTGCACACGACTCCAGCGAGCCATGAACTTTCGTCCCTGCCGATGAACCCTGCCGTAGTTGTAAAGCGCGTTCAGCGCGTCGATGGCCTGCTTGTAGGTCAGGCCGCAAGCGTGGGCAATGTCCCGGCCTGTGAGTGGTGAGGGGGAGGCTTCCACTACGGCCAGCACGCGCATTCGATAGGTCTGCTGTGGTGTCGGCTGGCCATCCATCCGTTAGGCATCCAGTGCTGGAGCTGCGTCCGGGGTGATGCCCAGGTATTCACAGAGGATCGTTCGCGCCTCTGAGGCCGATCTGGCGATGGCAGTTTCCCATCCTTGCGCCTTGAAGTGCTCGATCCACTCCTTTTGGGCATCCGAAGCCCTGCCGGTGTCCGACTTCATTTCGATGATGAGGCCGGTTGAATCTCCAGCGCGTGCCGGGAGGATCAGGTCGGGGAATCCTGGCTTCACGCCCAAGGCTTTCATCTGCGCACCGGTAAAAGCATCGCGCCTGCCGCCGTTCGGCGAGTGATGCAGCCAGCGCAGCGCAGGCATGAGCGACCGAACAGCGGGTAGATGCGACCAGCGCACTACCTTCGCTTGTTCGACTTCTTCTGACCGATTAACGGTCTTGCGGCGTTGAGGAAAACTCATGCCGCAGATCATACCAGCGGGTTAAGAATTGCTCAATCAGAAAGCGTCGGCCAGCGAACAGCGCCAGAAGGCCGACTTCCCACGGCTTCCCAGACTTCCCCGCAACTTCCCAAGCCTTGGGAAGTCACTTTGTCGTTACGCGACAACGACTTACACCAGAAAAACGGCCAAACTTCCCAACTTCCCAACTTCCCGAGAAAAATGTCCTGAGAGATAAGGAAATCAAAAAAGGGGGGTAGGTCTGGGAAGTTGGGAAGTTGAGGGTAAAGAAAAGAAAAAAATATATAGAACTATATATATATCAACAACTTACAGACTTCTAACCCGGCTTTTTTGACTTCCCAGACTTTGGGAAGTTTTGGGAAGTTGGGGAAGTCGCCGGGGTGCTGTGGCCCTCTAGCCACGCGGATTGAGAAAATCTTAAAATAATCGTTTCCAGTGAGAAAGTCTTGCTGTATTATTTCGTCGTGGTTGAGATTTCCTCAATCCGAACCATGACCGAAGGAGCGAACGAACCATGCTTGAGAAGATCACCAAAGCCGAATGGGATGCCATCCATCCCGACTACAAAAGCGTCTGGACGACAGAGCGCACCGACTGGCCGAACTGGGCCGAAGTCCGCGAGCAGTACATGGGCAAGCGCACGCTGATGCGTGGCGGTTCCCTTGGCGTCGAAGGAATCTCCTTCGAGATCGTGGAGCGCATCGAACCTCAGCGCCCCCGCGTCCTGATCTACGTGTCTGGCGGCATTGCGGTTTGCGTGAATGCCTGCAAGGGGATAA